CAATCTTATGGAGGAGCTGCTGCTGGTGGTGGAGGTGCAGGAGGATTTAGAGAAGATAAATCTCCAGTAACACCTTACACAGCAAGTCCATTAGAAGGAGCAGGTACAATAACAGTTACAGCAAGTCCAGGTTCTTATCCAATAACAGTTGGTGGAGGAGGCACAACCCCTTCAGGAGATGGTGTTGGTGGCGATGGTAGTCCATCAGTTTTTTCAACAATTACATCAACAGGAGGTGGTGGAGGTGCTGGTCATCCATCAGTAGCAGGTAGAAATGGTGGATCAGGTGGAGGTGCTGGTGCAGATACATCTACAAATGGAAGTGGAAACACTCCTCCAGTAAGTCCTTCACAAGGAAGTAATGGAGGTCCAGGATCTGAAGGTGCTGGCGGCGGTGGAGCAACTGCGGTAGGAGCACCAGGTTCTACTTCTGGTCAAGCAGGTGGTGCAGGAGCAACAACAGGAATTAATGGTTCTAACACAGCTTATGCTGGTGGAGGTGGAGGTGGTAATGGAACTTATCCAGGAGGACCTGGAGGAGCAGGTGGTGGAGGTCCAGGAGGACCCCCAGGAACTAGTCCTGGTACTAATGGAACAACTAACACTGGTGGTGGTGGAGGTGGTGGACCAACTAACGACTCTGCAATTGGTGGAACAGGTGGATCAGGTATAGTAATAATAAGGTACAAATTTCAATAATATTTATGTATTGTTTAACAATTAATTTTAATATATAAGGAGAAAATTATGGCACATTTTGCAAAACTAGGAGCTAACGGAAAAGTTATTCAAGTATTAACACTTGATAACAAAGATATGTTAAATGCTGATGGTGTAGAAGATGAAACAGTAGGTCAACAATATTTAGAGAAACACAACAATTGGGCTGCTCAAATGTGGATTCAAACTTCATACAATACATCAGCTAATAAACATAGTTCAGGCGACAACTCAAAAGCATTTAGAGGAAATTATGCAGGTATAGGTTATATTTGGGATGAAGATAATCAAATCTTTTGGTCTAAAAAACCTTATCCTTCTTGGGTAAAACATATTGCAACAGCTTCTTGGAAATCACCAATCGGAGATGCACCAGATTTAACTGCTGAAAAACAATCACAAAACGAAGCAGGAACTCATAACTGGCATTATGTTTGGAACGAAGATAATCAAACTTGGGATGTTACAGACTCAATGGCATAATTTTTTATGGGTGGTGGAATAGAAAAAAAAATCTTATCAGAAATACATTTAATTTATGGTGATGTTTCAATGCCAAAAGGTTTTGAAATAGACAGAGAAAAATTATCTACAGACACTTTACAATCACAAATAACAAACAAAAATTTTCCATTTTCAAGAACTTGGGATATGTTAAATACATTTATAAGAGATCATGTAAATGTAGAATATAATATTAATTTAGTTAACAAAGAAACATGGGGAAACATTTATAAACCTAATGAAACTACTATCCCCTTGCTTAACATAGACCCTGTAGATTTAAGAAACTCACCTGATTATACTTGTTTGTATGGCACTAAAGTAGATAAATGTATGATTAAAATACATTATGAAGATAATAGAAGAAAAGGAAGAAGTTGGGATATAGAATTAAAAAATAATCAATTTATTATTTTTCCTTCTACTTGTATGTATTATTTAACTAACAATCAAAATAATAGTTTAAATTTTGTCCAAACAATAACTTATGAATATATCTAATTATTATTGGTACTTTAAATCTGCATTAACACCTAGATTTTGTGATGAAGTTATAAAATATGCTAAAGCACAAAAAGAAGTTATGGCTTTAACTGGTGGATATGGTGATAAAAAATTAAATAAAGAAGATGTTAAAAATTTACAAAGAAAAAGAAAATCTGATTTAGTCTGGCTTAATGATACTTGGATATATAAGGAACTTCATCCTTTTGTTCATGAAGCTAATAAAAATGCTGGTTGGAACTTTGATTGGGAAAGAAGCGAATCATGTCAATTTACAAAATATAAACTTAATCAATATTACGATTGGCATTGTGATAGTTGGGATAAACCTTATGAAAGAAAAGATATAAATCACCCTGAACATGGTCGTATAAGAAAATTATCAATGACTTGTCAATTAACAGATGGTTCAGAATATCAAGGTGGTGAATTAGAATTTGATTTTAGAAACTATGATCCACACATGAGAGATGAGTCAAAACACAGAATACAATGTAAAGAAATATTACCCAAAGGTTCTATTATTATATTTCCTAGCTTTGTATGGCATAGAGTCAAACCAGTAACAAAAGGAGTAAGGTATAGTTTAGTTGTTTGGCATCTAGGAAAACCATTTAGATAATATGTATATAAATAATTATTTTAACACAACAATATGGTCTGAACAAAAGCCAGAGTTTGTCAAATCATTAAACAAGGCTAGTAATAAATATATTAAGGAAGCTAGAAATAGAGAAAAAAAATATTTAAAAGAATATGGTGATTTTGGCACATCATATCATTCTACACCACTTACAGCAGATAATGATTTTTTAGATTTTAGAAATTACATAGGTCAAAAGTCTTGGGAATATTTAGATCATCAAGGTTATGACATGACACAATACACAACCATGTTTTCTGAAATGTGGGTACAAGAGTTTTCTAAAAAAGGTGGCGGTCATCATTCAGCACATATACATTGGAATCAACATATATCAGGATTTTACTTTTTAAAATGTTCAGATAAAACTTCTTATCCAATATTTCATGAACCAAGAACAGGTGCAAGAGTTACTAAATTAAAAATGAAACCAGATATTAAAGGTGTGTGGAATGGTAGTGAGCTTATACATTTTAAACCTACACCTGGTACATTAATTATATTTCCAGGATTTTTAGAACATGAATTTGCAGTAGATCATGGTAAAGAACCATTTAGATTTATACATTGGAACATACAAGCTGTGCCAAAAGAAATGGCTAAAGATGTTTAAAGAAATAAATAATTTTTTAGAAAAAACAAAAATTGATAAAATAGAAAATATAATTACAAGTTCAAATTTTGCTTGGTATTATTTAGACAGCACAGCAACAATTAAAGACAAATCTAATTTTTTATTTACCCATATTTTGTATGAAGATGAACAGATAAAGAGTAATTTTTATAATTTAATTGTTGAACCAATTTTAAAAAAATTAAATAAAAATAATATAACTAGAGCTAAATTAAATTTTTATACGAAAAGAGAAAAACAAATTAAAACTAAATTTCATATTGATAGAAAAGATAATCATACAGTTGCTTTATTTTCTTTTAACACTAATAATGGTTATACAGATTTTAAAAATGGTAAAAAAATAAAATCTATAAAAAATAAATTAGTATTATTTCCAGGTAATTTAGAACATAGAAGTGTAAATCAAACAGACAAAGATTATAGAATAAATCTAAACATAAATTTTAAAGATGTCTAGTATAGAATATTTTATTGATCCTATATTTAAAATAGAATTTTTTAAAATAAAATGTATTTATTTTAAAAAAAAAAAAAAATTAATTAAGGAAGTTTTAAAACAATATCCAGAAATACCTTTTGATAATTTTTATAGTAATAGAAATAAAGCAAACTTTATAGAAAATTTTAAAAAAATATTTAAAGATGAGATTAATTTTATTAATATTAAATATAATAAAAAAATAAATTTATATAACCTATGGTCAGTTTCTTATAAAAAAGGTAATTATCATGTACCACACAATCATGGTTCAAAAGGTTATTGTGGTATTTTATATTTAGATATGAATAAAAATTCACCAAAGACTACTTATATACAACCTTTTCAAACAGAAGAAGATACTACAAAATTATACAAACCAGAAGTTGTAGAAGGTGATATTATGATTATTCCACAATTTATTTATCACTATACTGAACCAAATACTATTAATTTTAAAAAAAGAATTATATCATTTGATTTTTTATGAGTTTTAAAAAAAATAAATATACAGTAATCAAACAAGCAATATCAAAAGACTTAGCAGCTTTTATTTACAATTATTTTTTAATGAAAAAACAAGTTTATGACACTTGTATAAAATCAAGATACATTTCACCTTATGAAGTTATACTTGGATATTATGAGGGTATTAATGAACAAATACCTAATACTTATTCTTGTTATTCTGATATTGCTATGGAAACTTTAATGTTAAAATGTCAACCATCTATGGAAAAAGCAACAGGATTAAAATTATATCCTGCATATACATACGCAAGGATATATAAAAAAGGAGATGTATTAGAAAGACATAAGGATAGATTTTCTTGTGAAATATCAACTACTATGAATTTAGGCGGAGATAAATGGGATATATACCTTGAACCTTCTGGCAAAGAAGGAATGGAAGGTGTAAAAGTTTCTTTAAATCCTGGAGATATGTTGGTATATAGAGGTTGTGAATTAGAACATTGGAGAAATAAATTTAAAGGCAAAGAATGTTGTCAAGTATTTCTTCACTATAATAATAAAAAAACACCAGGTTCAAAGTCTAATATATTTGACAAAAGACCTCATCTTGGGCTTCCATCTTGGTTTAAAAGGTAGTGTTATGATGGGGGGAGTTTCCACCACACCACAACTCTCCCCTTCTTAACACTATAATAATTATGGCTAATATTTATAAAAATGCAGGATTTAATTTAAGTACGACTAATCTTACTACTGTCTATACTGTGCCTACCGATAGAACTGCTATTGTAAGAAGTATTCAAATAAATAATGATGATGCTTCTGCTATTCAGGTAGAAATATCAGTTACTGACAGTTCAGCTAGTGCTACTTATAAAGTTTATCATAAAGATTTAGCAGGAGATACTACAGATAATGGTGTAGTTTCACCATTAGTTTTAGAATCAGGAGATATTATTAAAATACAAGCTGCTACCGCTAATAAGATAGAAGGTATGGTAAGTTATTTAGAAATATTTGACGAAAAAAGTGCTTAACAATACTAAATTATTAGTGTATTTATGGAATTAGTACGAATACCAACTCAAGAACTTGATAAAACTTGGGGTTTAATAGATAAAGATATTAAACAAGCTCTTGCATATTCAAGTCAACTTACCGATTCAGATTTTGTTTTTGAAACTGCTAAACAAGATAAATTTCAAGTTTGGATTATTTGGGATAAAAACCAAAAAGAAACAATTAACAAATATTTTGGTGTAGTTGTAACAGAGTTGATTAAAAGAAAACTTGGTAAAGTTTGTCATATTTATATTGCAACTGGCAGACAAAGACATAAGTGGCAACACCTCATTAACAAGATTGAGGACTTTGCAAAAGCAGAAGGTTGTCAAATGATGGAATTGATTGCTAGACCAGGTTGGCAAAAAGTCTATAATAATTATGGATATAAAAGAACCCATGTTGTTTTAGAAAAAAAAATAAAACAGGAGAAAACAGATGAATGAAAAAAGAGATATTAGAAAAGTAGAACAAATGATTGGTGATAGTATAAGTTCAAAAAGAGAAATGAAAATTAAAAATCCTTTTTTAAAAGTAAGAGGTTCAATAACACAAGCAGAATTAGAAAAAATAAAAAAATTAATTCCATTAAAAAAAGGATTATAACATGAGTTTTCTAGGAGGCGGATCGTCTGGTGGTGGACAAACAACTACACAATCAGTTCAACCTTATGCACCAGCAGAACCTGCATTAGGACAAATAATTTCAGAAGCTGGTCAAATATATCAACAAGGACCAATGGCAGCAGGATATGTTGCTCCAACACAACAAACATTACAAGGTTTAGCAACTCAAGAAACAATGGCAAATGCTGCTAACCAACAATTAGCTGCAACACTTGGCGGACAATATCTAAATCCTTTTCTTTCTCCCTTAATACAAAAAACAGCACAAGATATTACAACAGGAGTTCAATCTCAATTTAGTGGTGCAGGTAGAACTCCAACAAGTCCTATGGCACAACAACAAGCACTAGCACAAGTTGCACAAGCTGCATTACCTTTAGCTTTTCAAGAATATGGAATTGAAAGAGGCAGACAATTAGGTGTTGCACAAAGAATTCCATCTTTATTACAAACAGGACAACAACTAGAAGCAATACAAAGACAACAACAACTTGCACCATTCCAAGCATTACAACAATATGCAGGTTTAGTTTCACCTATTGCAGCAGGATTTCCAACCACTCAAGGTTCACAAGCAGTACAAGCTAGCCCAGTAAGTTCAGCGTTAGGTGGTGCATTAATTGGATCACAAGTTGGTGGATTACCAGGAGCTGTAATTGGCGGCTTTGGTGTT